TTCCAGCTTGCTGCGAAGATCGTTCGCATGTCGCCCACGCTTCGTGATGTAGTGACCGTGCGAGACACGGCAAAGCAGCTTGCGTGCGCCCAGCTTGGGACTTTGTACCGCGCGCTGTCGGCAGAAGTCGCGACGGCATATGGTTTGTCTCCGGTGTTCACCGTGCATGATGAGCTCGGCCAGGTGAAGGGACCTCGGAGCGAGCTGTATGACGCGCTCGAGACTGCGACAGGTGCGCAGGAAAATCCGTTGACACTCATTATCAGTACGCAAGCTCCAACCGATTCGGACCTTCTTTCTGTTTTGATCGACGATGCAATCGCGGCACACGACCCTCGTGTCGTAGTTTCTCTCTACACTGCACCTGAAACAGACGATCCGTTCTGTGAAGAAACGATTCGCAAGGCCAATCCAGCGTTCGGAGACTTCCTCAATGCGAAGGAGGTTATGGACATGGCCGAAAGTGCGAAGCGCATGCCCAGCATGGAGTCCTCCTTTCGCAACCTTGTGCTGAACCAGCGCGTCGATGCAAGCTCGCCGTTCGTCAGCAAGCTGTTGTGGAAGTCCTGCGGTGCTCCTCCTAAGCCGATCCTCGGTGTCCCTGTCTATGGTGGCCTCGATCTTTCTGAAGTCAAGGACCTGACTGCGCTGGTGTTGGTGGGGAAAATCGATGGCGTCTGGCAAGTGCACCCAACTTTCTGGCTTCCACTCGATGGACTGGCGGATAAATCTCGGAATGATCGTGTGCCTTATGACTTATGGCATAAGCAAAAGTTCTTGGTGGCTGCACCCGGAAAATCAATCGACTACGAATACGTCGCGAAACATCTCCGGTGGGTCTGCGACACCTACGACATCAGGAAAATTGCATTCGACCGGTGGAATTTCAAGCACCTGAAATCCTGGTTGTTGAAGGAGGGCTTCACTGAAGTTGAGATCGCCGAGAAGTTTGCCGAGTTTGGCCAAGGCTTCCAGTCGATGTCGCCTGCACTTCGTCATCTCGAGGCCGAAATTCTCAACTCGCGGCTTGCGCATGGCGATCATCCGGTGTTGACGATGTGCGCTGCAAACGCCGTGGTCCAGATAGACCCTGCAGGAAACAAGAAGCTGGCGAAGAATAAATCGAGCGGGCGCATCGATGGCATGATTGCGCTGACCCAAGCGATGGGTGTGGCGGTCTCCGAGCCGGAGGTTCGGAAGCCGGATTTTCAAATGATCATCGTATGAGCATGACGGCGGTCGTCCTAGGACTTATCGCTTGCGCATTCATCCTGGCGATTGTCTTTCTGGTAGTCAACAGATACCTATAAGGGAACAGGGCTATGATGCATCGAGCTTACAGTATCATCGATGTCAAATCGGTACGGGAAGACGAACGGATCATCATGGGGATGGCGACAACTCCGACCCCTGATAGAGTCGGCGACATTGTCGAGCCGCTTGGAGTGAAGTTCAAAAATCCTTTGCCGCTGCTCTGGCATCACCGCGGCGACCAACCAGTTGGGACCGTCAAGTTCGACAAGCCGACGAAAGAAGGCATTTCATTCACGGCAATCATTCCAAAGATTGTCGAACCTGGTCCTCTCAAGGATCGCACTGACACGGCGTGGGGCGAAGTCAAGGCTGGACTCACACGTGGTGTATCAATTGGTTTCCGCGAATTGGAATACTCGCGGATCGAAGGTGGTGGTTACCGCTTTATCGAGACCGAAGTGTTGGAGCTTTCCTTGGTGACGATCCCGGCAAACCAAGAAGCTGGGATCGAAGTCATTAAATCTATCGACGCTGACCTCCTGGCCGCGACAGGCCGAGAGGAAAAGCTGAAACCAGCCGGCGCCTCGGCGAAGACTGTCAAGATCATCAACGCCCAGGAGGGCAAAGTGAAAACGATTGCTGAAAGGATCAAGGACTTTGAGAACACACGCGCAGTGAAAATTGCGCGTATGGAGGAGCTACAGAGCAAGGCGTCAGAGGCCGGGCGCAGCAAGGACGAGGCCGAGCGCGAAGAGTTCAAGACTCTGAGCACCGAAATCAAGTCGATCGACGAAGAGATCATCGACTTGCAGGAAATGGCCAAGCTCAACATCACCAAGGCCGTTCCTGCTGTCGGCGACACCGAGAAGGCGGCGAATGTTTCGCGCGGTGGCATCCGTATCGAAGGCGTCAAGGCGAACTTGCCAGTCGGCGTTCCGTTCACTCGGTTCGCTCTCGCGCTCGCTCGCTCAGGCGGCAACCGCATGGAAGCTCTGGCGATTGCCCAGAACAACAAGCAGTGGCATGACCAGACTCCGGAAGTCGAGGAAGTGTTGAAGGCGGCGGTCGCCGCTGGCACCACAACCGATACGACTTGGGCTGCACCGCTGGTGCAGTACCAGATCATGGCGAGCGAATTCATTGAGTACCTCCGGCCGCTGACAATCATCGGCAGGATTCCTGGTTTGCGCAAGGTTCCGTTCAAGATCAAGGTCCCTCGCCAGACCGCCGTCGCTTCAGTCAACTGGGTCGGCGAAGGCAAGCCGAAGCCGGTTGGCAAGAGCGCGTTCGACACAGTGTCGCTCGATCACACCAAGATCGCCGGCATCATCGTGCTGACCGACGAACTGGTGCGGCTGTCTACGCCTTCGGCCGAAGCTCTCGCGCGCGACGATCTCGCCAGCGGAATCATTCAGCTGATGGACCAGGACTTCATCGATCCGGACAAGGCGGCGGTTGCCAACGTGTCTCCGGCGTCGATCATCAACGGCGTGACTCCGGTTACGGCGAGCGGCACGGCATACTCGAACTTCGTCACCGATGTCAAGGCGGTGATGCAGAAGTTCATGGATGCCAACATCTCGCCGGACGGCGTGGTGGTTATCATGCGCCAGGACACAGCGCTCGCGTTGAGCCTGATGGTCACGTCGCTTGGCAATCCCCAGTTCCCCGGCCTGACGATGAACGGTGGAACGCTTGCAGGGTTCACGGTAGTGACGTCGCAGAACGTCCAGTACACCGAGGACTCGCCGCAGGAAGGTGCTCCGATCATCTTCGTTCGGGCGCCGGACATCATGCTTGCCGACGATGGTGCAGTCACGATCGACATCAGCAGGGAGGCGTCGCTGGAAATGAGCGACGCGCCGACCGATCCTGCTGTCGCCGCGACGGTTCTCGTATCGTTGTTCCAGCACAACATGGTCGGCATTCGCGCCGAGCGCATGGTGAACTGGGTCAAGCGGCGCGCAGCTGCAGCGCAGTTCATCGCCGCCGCGAAGTACGCGTAACGTTTACTAACTAGGAACAGCAGGTCCGGGAAACTGGACCTGCTTTTTCTGTATCTGAGGAGAGAAGTAAATGAAAATGACCTTGATCGAGGACCTGACCTATGGCGGCCGTGCGCTTAAAGCTGGAGAGACATTCAATACAACGTCCGACACCGATGCGCATATTCTCCGTTCGGTTGGCAAAGCCCGAGACGCCAACGAGGCCGAAACCGAAACGCAGGAAGAGGAAGTAAGTACCAGCCCGAAGCGATACAACAGGCGCGACCTACGCGCTAGGAAGTAGCCGCTCGTGAAATTCTCTCTCGAGATCAGTCGGGCCACCAAGGAAGCTCCGCGCTCGAGTTTGGAGTCGCCGAGCAATGGTGGCTGGTGGTCCATGATTCGTGAGCCATTCACCGGCGCGTGGCAACGAAACATGGAAATGAGCAGGGAGACAGTGCTGACTTATCACGCAGTCTATTCGTGCGTGACGTTGATTGCGTCGGACGTTTCCAAATGTAACATCAGATTGGTTGAGAAAGATGGCAATGGCATCTGGTCGCCTCTTGATTCGCCGTCGTTCTCTCCGGTTCTCCGCAAGCCGAACCATTATCAGAATCGTATCAAGTTCTACGAGCAGTGGATCGTTTCAAAATTGCTCCATGGAAACACCTACGTTCTGAAGGAGCGGGACGCGCGTCAGGTTGTGATCGGGTTGTATATCCTTAATCCAATGAAGACTAAGCCGCTGGTAGCTCCAGACGGGTCGATCTACTACCAGACGTACAGGGACAACCTGTCTGGCATTGGAGAAGATGACGTTGCAATCCCGGCGAGTGAATTTCC